CCGAAGTAGGACCGCGAGAGGGCCCGCTGGCGCGTGAGGGTGCAGCCTTGGACGGTGCCGTGCTAGAGCCGCGAGTACCGGTAGAACCGCCACCGCCGCCGCCACCGCCGCCTACACCTGATGTATTGCCGCGACCAGATGAAGTCTTGGACGGTGCCTTGCTGGAACCACCAAATGTACCGGGTGGTCTCCCAGCCGATTGCAAGTCACCTTTGCCACCTGCGACCGTGGGGCCTTTATACCCATATGCGGTAACACCCTGCCCGCCAGTTACAGCAATAACTCTACCGGTACGAGAAGGTGCTGTGCGAGACGGAGCTTGCGTAGGACCGTAACCCGGTCCGGAACTCTTCTTTCCAGCCATGAGGGGGCCTTTCGGCTTGTCTGAACCTACGCCAACGGGTGTGGTCATACCTACCAAGGCACCAACCGGACCAGCGGCGCGCATCGCACCGCGAGCAATTGTTCCAGCAACCTTGCCCGCAATACTACCTGCGGAAGGGGCTTTGGGCCCATACGCATATTTGCCAGAGGCTATTGTGTATCCCTTATTAGGTCCGGTTGTAATTTTTCCATATTTGCTTACGTCATTCCTTTGGCGTAACATGTCTAAAGCAGTCTTAGATTTATTTGTATTTGCGGGTTTGCGCGCGGACTCAAGTGTGTTTAACAGTCCCTTAGTAGAACTACTAGGATTAGTACCAAAGGTCTTAATACCACTACGAGTAGTCATCGTGGTGTTCGCGCGAGGACTTCTATTGGGCATTCTGGTTACGTTGTTCGCCATGGTATCTCCTAACGATATCTCGCGGTCTTGGCCGCGATGGTTTTTGGTTGCGACACGAACTGTTTACCCTTGGTCTTCCCGGCGCGCTTGGCGCGGGTCGTGGCGGCATACTCCGAGGGCGACAACGCCTTGATAGCCGCTTCCGGTAGATACCGCTCACCGGTCTTGGATGAGGGCTTACCGGACTTCGTACGCCATTTCTGCGCGGTCCAATCCTTGAGTGATTGCTGCGGGTTCCTCACGATGTGTAGCCCCCGCCTCTGGCCTTGTACTGCTTGGCCAGAAGCTGCGCCTTGCGGGCTGACCACTGACCTGCCTTGGTACCCTGAACCGGAGCTGCCTTGATCTTCTCGAACAGTGTCTTGCGCATACCGGGCTTGGTGTAGTTGCCCGCCGCATTGACCTTGGATTTGCCAGACTTCATCGCGTCAGCACCTCGATAACCGTGTTCAGCGGAGGAGCTTGGGAGAAAGTCAGGGTCGTACCAGACAGCGTGTAAGTGCTCTTGTTCTGGTAGACGCCGTTGATATGAACGCTAGTCAGATTGCGAACACCAAGCGTGGCAGCCAGTGTGTAGATTACTGTCGTACCGTCGCCTGTAAACGTACTGATGCTGGGCGTGCGCAGTTCTTGAAGTGCAGTCTCAACCGATGCGCCAATGTAGAGATTACCAGCATCGGCAATATTAATCGCGGACGCACTGGGGGTTGTGCGGTCATTAATAGCGTCAATTATCGACTGAGCAGTAATGCGCAGCTCAACCCGGCTGCCGTCAGGAAACGGAATGGCCAGTGTGGTCTCTTGGGCGCGAGTTACCGTCAGCACGTCATTGACCCGCGTGGTGCACTTGACGATCTCAAGTACGCCAGTGGGGGCGATCAAAGTCACATAGAAGTAATCGCCAGCGCCGAGCGAGGGGAAATTAGCCCCGGAGCCAGTCGTCACAACGACGGAGGTGGCAGCGGCACTGATTGAGCCCACCAACAGGCTGGAAACGTTGTTTTTGAGCTGGACGCCCATACCTACTCCAAGAGAATGTACGTACCGTCTTCCTGCAGCAGGTCGTCACCATCCTCAGACAGCAGATTGTTCAGGAGCGCAGATGTCTGCCTCCTTACACGCCGCATGATCAGGACGATGTTGAGCACGTCACCCCCGCAGAACTACAGTAACGTCGATGGCGTTAGCCGAGCCGCTGGTCACAACCGGGCGGAGATAAGCCGCCGCAGTGGTGAACTCAAACAGCCCAGCCGACGTGGCGCTCACGACAGTGCCACCCAAATCTTTCATGTCGAAAAACGTAACGCCGTCGTTGGATACCTGCAGGCCGACAGTGGCACCGCCGAACGTACCATCAAACTGGACAGCACCGGCCACAGCCGCCTGTGCGACAACGGGAAACGACGTGATGGTGTCACCGGTCACGATATCGGCCCAGATGACACGGGGAATTTTCGCGGACTGCGCCTGAACGAAGTCAAACGCGGGAGAGACGGTCGCCATCGGCTAAACCCTTGTGGTTATGGTCAGTCTGCCGTACGGTACACCAAGTAAACGCGCGATGCAACACCATAAAAATCCCCGGTAGCGGTGACTACCGGGGCTAGTTCAACAGGGAGGGAAACGTCACCAAGGGGGCAGGTGGATATGCACCCCCAGCACAATTACCCTATCCCAAACGTCCGTTCCGGTCAAGTCCACCCTGCCGACACGACGGGTCGAATATCGCGCTTGATCGTCTGGTAGAGAAAATCCCCGCTGGCGTTGCTCAAATGCAGGCAAAGATATTGCAGTGCTTCTGCTACGTGCGAGTGCTTGTTCTTGTCGATAGCATTGTCACCCGTGGGCTTGTACCGATACCCGCCCATCATCGCCGCTTTCAAATGCGTGCATGACGGGTCCACGAGAAACGCCGGATCGCCATCGACCTGCCGCATGAGATAGTCATCCACCGCCGAGATACGCGCCGAGATAGCGTTCGTCCGCGCCGGAATAACCCGCAACCCCTCGGCCTTCACGATATCGACCGCACTGCGCTCGTCCGTCTGAGCCCTAGCCGTACCAGCCGGATCAACCACGATCAGCACGGGGCACCCCGAGAACCGCTCATACAGCAGCGGCTTCAGCAACGTCCGGACAAACCGCTGGATACCCATGTCGTAGCTCACACACTCAGCCATCACCAGAGCGCGACCGCGCGGGTCCTGCTGCCCGATCACCGCTGCCGGGGTGAGCCCCAAGTCCATACCGACGACGACAGGTCGAGTGCCGCCAGTGAAAGCCCGGAGGCTGCTGTTAGCCATATGGTAGTCAGGCCGGAAATACTTGTAGACAGGCATACCAGCGAGGCTAAGGCCATATTCGCCGTCAATGTACACACGGACGTACTCATCGGATCGACCTTGTGTGTCATAGTACCCCTCCGGTAGGTTCTCGATATTCTCAGCGTAGACACTGCGCCCAGACGGCTGCTTGAACACATTCCAGCCATTGTCGTTGAGAGACACCCCATCCGTGGGATCAAGATGCTCAAGCTGGTAGTACCACCACGTATCCATGGTGGGCGGGTTCGTATCCCCCCACATCCCGAACCACGTCGGCCCGCCATCCTTGGCACTGGGAAAACGACCGATACGCTTGGACATCGCATCGACAATCGCCGGGTCGATATCCCGGCACTCGTTGAACCATGCACCAGTAAGTTCCAGTGAGTTTAGGTTGGCTACGTCGTCCGCATCATCCAACGCGCGGAACATAATCTCGGCCTCGACATCCCCGACCTTGAACAGATAGGTCTTCGTCGTACGCATGAACTGCCCGCACGGCCCCGGCGGAAACCAGTCGAGGAACGTCTTGATGGTCGTATCCTGAAGCTGGCGTGCGGTTTCACGCACGATGGCCCAGCGGCTGCGCCTGCGGCCAGACGCGTCTGGTTTTTGGAGTGAGGCGCGGCGGATCACCTCGAATGAACAGGTAACCGATTTGCCAGAGCCGACAGGGCCCATGAGCACGCGCATCTTCGCATCGCACTCCATGAACTTCTTGCCGGTAGGCGGCGGTGTGTAATCTATCTCAAGTGCCATGGTCAGTGTGGCTTACGCAAGCCGTCCTCGTAATCCTCGCGCCGGTCATAGGCGTGATGGGTGATAATCTTGTCGTCATCGTCGTCAGTCTCCACATCCGGGCAGCACCAGCAGGAACCAATGGCATCGAAGACGTGGGGGTACAGATCACCCTTGGGTGCAAAGTGATAAACCGGAATGGGGCGCTTAGTCATCGACATCCTCCAGCAGAACGATCTGGTAGTAGGTCCCACGCTTGCGCGAACGGATAATCCGTGTCTGATAACTGATCCCCGCCTCGGCAAGGGTACGCTCAATCTCGCGGGCGGTCGAAGCTGAATAGACCCTTGCCACGTATCGGCTCGTTTCCGGGTCTTCGCCAAAGGCGTCAAGGATGGCGTCAGGCAGGTTCATCGTCTACGACTTCATCGTGCTCGATCACGTTCTGGTCGTAATAGGTATCCTCGGTTTCCACAGGCTGGTTGAGGTTGATGGTAATCCGCACGCCACCGCCAGCGGTGACTTCCGTGTCGTTCTTGGGTTCCAGCCCGCCCCACTTGACCGTCTGCTTGATCAGGTCAGCCTTGACTGCTGCTGAGACATCCGGGCTGTGGATCAGGGTCCAGCTTGTGACAAGAAGTTCCTCTGCCTGTGCCCGAGCTTTCATACGGAACGTCAGTCCTTTTTCGCGAACTTCCTCCCGGTAATGCTCCACCTTCTTGAGGAAAACCGGGTCTTTGCTGAAGACGAGGATTTCGTCTTGGCTGATCCGGTGGCGGCTCAGCATCTCGCTCATCTCCTCGCCACTACCCTCCAGCAGCAGGGCCATGTCGAATGCCAGACGGTCCGACCACTTGGTGTAGTTGAATGGGCTCAGGTCCATGTTCGGGGATTATGTTGGTGGGTGAGGGGTTTGTCAACTGGTTTACGGTAGTGTAAACTATTGGTTTTGTGGGGCTGGGATTTTTTGTAAAGATGATGTAAAGTATTGCTTTTAGGGGTCTTGGATTGAGTGTTTGCCTACAAATGGCGGGGGCCTAGATTTCACCAGTCCATGTGCCCCCCGGTGGGGTACCCCCGAGGGTGCAAGGCGCGGCGCAAGCGCGCGGGAAGTGCCCGAGGGCGCGCGGCGCAAACAAGCCCGAAAGCAGGGCTTTTTGACAATGCGGGACGTTCCTGCCATATTGGAGTCATCGGAAGGCCAACGCCCTCCGGTGCCGCAAGGGCCCCCGGCCCAAGGGGCCTGCTGATTGAAAGTGTGAATATCATGGCTAATGCCAACGAAGTGACTTGGATGCAGGTCGAACTGTCTGACCTCAACGAGAAGTCCCGCAAGCTCTATGACGCCTATAAGTCGGCGTCACAGAAGACGGCGGAAATCCGCAAGGATTTCGAAGCCTCGTTTATCGCTCAAGCGAAGGACGTGCTGCCAGACGGGATGACGCTGGCCTTTGGTTATAAGTTTGGACGGCTGTCCGTTGCAGCCGTTCCGGCGGAAAAGCCGAAGGCTGCAGCCAAGAATACCTTCAAGCTCGGCAGGAAGTAACGCCAACGGGAGGGGTCTCCGGACCCCTCCCACCTCTCACCTCCAACAGGGAAAACCAGCATGTATAATGTGACCTACTATGCCGCCAATGGACGGGAAATCACGGCTTGTGTTCATTCATGGACACGGGCCTTGGACAAAGCAAGCAAACTTGCCATCAGGCAAGTGAAGCCGCCCTTTCCTATCGTCATTAAGGACGAACTCGGGCGGATCATTCACGAAATCAAAGGCTGACAAACGGGGCGGCGCAAGCCGCCCCAACCTCAACAGGAGAGAACCATGATCACTGAAGCCTATTTCATCGCCTATGTCGGGCGCGCTCCGAAGGACGACGACCTTGAGCGGTGCAACTGCCCCAAAGCGGGCAAGCTTGGCCACCAAAGTTGTGGCTGGGATCGTGTCGATGAATTGCCGCGCTTTATGAGCACGCGCAACGAAGATCGGCGCAGGATGGAAGGAGGGATGCAATGACCCTCGCCTTCTACCTACTCTATATCGCCATTGGTTTAGTCATTATCTACGGGTGGAGGGCGTAAGCCCCCCACCCTTTTTTGTTGCCTGCGTACCAGTGGGCACAGCCCGTCTCTAAGCGTCGAAGCATCTAGCCGCTGCGCGGTTTGGCCTCGCCTTCGGCTCGGCCATACGTCGGGGGCCTATAGGTCGCATTATGCGCGTATTCACGCGACAAAGCACTGTAAACTTAGGCATCTAGCACCTAACTTAACACTATCAAACTTAACATGGCATGTCTGAAAACAAACTATGCTATTGAAATACAACATGTTTTAGCACTGTAAAGCGGAAATCGTCAGACGGAATCGCCACGGGGGCATCTATAACCTCTTGAAATTACTATGCTATCTCTATGATCGTAACTATCAAAGCGTAACTTAACCGATATTATTCCCAATACTTTACAGTTTACACCAAGGAAACGCAATAAAATCAGTAGGTTAGGGGGGTATATATATATTATATTATCTAGACTATCTAAATAATATAGGTTTTTTGAAGTCATTGGCTACCAAATTCAACTCTGGAACAAATATAGAACGAAGACTGCTTAACAACTTAACAGGGACGCTCGTCCAAAAAATATTTTAGCACCACATTACCTCCCAAAAGTTTGATAGTTTAGATACTTACACTTCTTTACACTCTAACCCATTGGTTTCATTACTACATCTACTATCTCTAATATACCCTCCGCACCCTCCATTTTTTGCTACTTTACAAACCCATTTTGCTACTTTACACCTTCACCACTATCAAACTATACAAACCTTACATCCCTATAGGCATCGCGCTTTGCGCCGCGCTGCAAGCCGTGGCATAATGGGGGCCGGGCATCGCCCCACCAACAGGGAACTATACATGTCAAGCTGTAAGGTTTGTAAACTTCCTATACTGCCTATCGCTCGTGCCGCTATAGCGGACACCTGCATATCCTGTGGCGCTCATCACGCTAAGAGCGTTAAGTTTACCGTAGTGCCTATGCATAAGAGCAACTATACAGTTATCACCACGAGAGCCGAGCTAGTCGGCATCAACAACAAGGGAGGCAATGTAAAGTAATGTTCGTCAAGATCGAGTACACCGATACATTCGCTGGTGAAGCCAACTACTCATGGGTCAAGCGCGGTTCCATCCGCCTTGATGGCTCACTGTCCGACAAGCAAGTGCTTGCACAGGCAAAGAAACTGATGGGCCTGTCCGGCGTCAGGGGTAGGACCACCGACACTGGCGATTGTGTCAGCTTCCGTCCGCATGGCATGAACACCGTGCTCTACGTCATTTACGACAGCGAAGGAGACGAATAATGGGTAAGATCAATGGCGTTACGGCGCACGAAACAACCGTATCAGAGTGCCGCCAGTACGTAGAGCGTAGGGTTCCCTTCCACACAACCAACAAGCAGTTGTTCGGCTACTGGTGCGCTAGCGGCGTTTACGCCGTCTTCAGCTATGGCCAGCACTGGCCTTTATTTATTTTCGAACCGACGACATCCCGCTGGTTCGCCAATGAGGACAAGTACGGCACCACAACCAGCAAGCACTACAGCAAGGCACATCCGTTCAACGTACCTACACCCATGAAGCTGTCCTGCACTGCGATGAAGCGGCTTGTAGCCGAGGGATACACAGCACTGGTGGAATGGCGCTTGGCTGGTAACACCACCACGGGAGAAGCAGCATGAACCACTGGACAGACGCTGAGATCAGGCTGACACGCTATGCGTGGTGCCTTCACGATATGGACCAGCTTGACAAACGAGCCCGCACAATGCGTGTAAACATATTCGTGTGTGTTGGGCTTATCGTAGCAAACGTTACTATCGCTATGCTCACATAGGTCGAAACGGGGCTAAGCCCCGTCCACTGGTAATGCCAGTGCTGATGAGACCAACAACCAACAGGAAAGACCACAGAATGCGTCCAGAACTGCTCAAGGCAACGCTCAAGGCTATCTACAACAGCAACAAGCGGTCCGTTATCATCGAAGGTGCTCCCGGTGGTGGTAAAACCTCACTGGTGCGTGAGACGGCGGCGGATATCGCTGGGACCAGTGAGCACCACTATGTCGGCTCATGCCAAGTGTTCGGGGATAACCTGTTCGGCTATGTCGAGAAGCATATGCCCACCATGGTGGTGGAGGATTTCGGTATTCCGGACATGCTGAATACCGAGAGCAATACGTTCGGGTACAAGGTGCCCGATTGGTTCCCTGCCGAGTACAGGGATGACCTGCCGGAACGGGGGTTTATCTGCTTCGATGACCGCAACCAGTGCGGTGCTGAGTTGCAGAAAGTCCTCGCTAACGTCCAACAGGCACGGAACCTCCACGGTGTGCGAATGAAGGAAGGCTGGATGGTGGTGTCCACTGGCAATCGCCAGAAGGATCGTGCTGGTGCCAACAAGGTGCTGAGCCATCTCAGCGACCGTGAGACGACATACGAGTACGAGACGCACCTCGATGACTGGACCAAGTGGGCGATTGACCATAACGTCCAGCCCGAGCTTATTTCGTTCATCCGGTTCAAGCCCGCCATGCTGCATGACTTCGACCCCCAGCGCGATAAGAACCCCACTCCCCGGTCGTGGGTGGAGGGTGTCGGTGCCATGGTTGGTAACGTGCCGCCTGAGGCTGAGTACGAGACGTTTACGGGTGCCGTGGGTGAAGGCCCTGCTGCTGAGTTCACTGGCTTCCTGCGTATCTGGCGCAAGCTGCCTAACCCGGATGCTATCCTACTCAACCCCACTGGTTCCGAGGTGCCCACGGAACCGTCCACCCTGTATGCCTTGTCTGGTGCTCTTGCCAGCAAGGCAACCATTGGCAATTTCGACCGGGTATGCACCTATGTCGAGCGTATGCCGCCTGAGTTCAGTGTGCTGTCCATCAGCCTTGCAACACGGCGTGATCCGGCACTGGCTTCCAGTGCTGCGTTTGCGAAGTGGGCTGTAGCACATCAGGATGTTCTCTTTTAATCGAAGATTAACGTGGTGGGGCTATAGCCCCACCACTCCTGCCGATAGTGCTGTGATGCAG